ATGGCTTTCTTCACCATAGAGAAAAGATTACGCAGCGATGGAACTGCCCGTTATCGCTGTACTGTCGCCGTTAAACAAAATGGTAAGTACGTCCACCGGGAGAACAAAACCTTCTCCAAGAACACCCTTGCGAAGTCCTGGGGGGCTAAACGTGTAGCATACATTGAAGAGCATGGTCTCCCAGAGCCAGAAAAAGAGATGAAAGAGATCTCTGTTATAACTGTTGGTGACCTGCTTACTCAGTATGAAAACCACCCAAACATAACGCTCGGTGCATCAAAAAGAAGCTCTCTCCGCACCCTTGGCCGTTCCTTTCTGGCAGAAATCAAACTTACGGACTTGACCGCAAAACATATTATCGAGCACTGCCAGACCCGAAAAGCGCAAGGACTTGCGCCTTCCACTATCTCTCAGGACGTATCGTATTTAAGTGTTGCGCTTGAAGCGGCCAAGCCACTTTTTGGCGCCCCAGCTAATTTGAACGAATTATCTGACGCTAAAGTTTGGTTGAGAAATATGGGGATTACAGGTCCTTCACAGCGACGTAGTCGCCGCGCAAGCGCTACCGAGGTTGATCGGTTGTATGAAGTTCTTAAAGTTAAGGCCGAAACGGCATACACCGGGGCGCCATTACATCAAATATTTATGTTTTCCATACTTACATGTATGAGGGTTGGAGAGGTTTGTCGTCTTCTCTGGGAGGATGTGGACGATATTCAGCGTTCTGTTATCGTTAGAGACAGGAAGGACCCGAGGAAAAAAATCGGCAACCACATGTTAGTGCCCTTACTTGGTGATGCCTGGAGGATATTGACGATGCAGCCTCGTGTTGACGACAGGGTATTCCCGTTCAATCCGAAAAGTATAACAGCCATGTATCGGCGCGTTCGTGACGAGTTGGGGATTGAGGATCTGAGGTATCACGATCTACGGCGCGAAGGGGCAAGCCGTCTGTTTGAAGCAGGATTCAGTATTGAAGAGGTAGCGCAGGTCACAGGACATCGTTCACTCAATATATTGTGGCAGGTTTACACTGAGCTATTTCCGAAAACGCTGCATGAGAAATTCGATAAGTTGCAGAAAAGCAAAAACATTGAGTAGAATCAAAAGCGGTGCTCCCCCTGCCTGAGCCCACGCCCACCCGGCAACTAATGCATGCTGCTGCCGGGTGGGATTTTACACCAAATCCTCACTCTGCCTCATATTGTGCCCTTGCTTGGCAGGTACTTATATAGCGTCTTCACATTCACCCCTATCACATCTGCGATCTGTTGCCGGGTAGCGCCGTTCTCCAGCATTCGGCGGCACCGCTCCACCACTTCTTCAGTCATTACCCGGCGGCGGCCGCCGACTCTCCCCTGCTCCCTCGCTGCGGCTAAACCGGCTCGGGTACGCTCGACGATCAGCTCGCGCTCCATTTCCGCCAGGGCGCTCATGACGTGGAAGAAAAAGCGGCCTGCTGGCGTACTGGTATCGATGCTGTCGGTCAGGCTGCGAAAATTCACCCCGCGCGCCTGCAGCTCCGACACGAGTGTAATCAGATCACGCACGCTGCGGCCCAGCCGGTCCAGTTTCCAGACCACCAGCACATCACCCGCTCGGAGCCGCCGCAGCGCTCTCTTTAACCCTGGCCGCCGGGCATTTTTCCCGCTGGCCATATCCTCAAAAACCAGCTCACATTCTGCGCGGATAAGCGCGTTTTTCTGTAAATCGAGGTTTTGATCCCCTGTAGAGACGCGTGCATAGCCAATCAGCATGTTGTAACCCGTTGAAATGGCTGATTGTAAAAAGCCGCGGCCATTCGCTCAAACCCTCGTTTGCGCGAAGCCTCTTTTTGGAGCAAAAAACATGGCCTTTGATCCGCCTCTTGGGAGCACGTCGCCCGCGGTGCTGCTCGATAACGCCACTCGCCTGGATAATTTGCTGAATAGCCTGGCGCTGATCTACCCTGACCGCGAAGGGGCTGATCTGGATACCTGGCGAGGTATCATGTTGCGGGTTTCGAATACACTGGACGATATCCGGCAAAATCTGATCCCTCTCAGCCGGCAGTACATGACCCTGGCAGCAGCCCAGGCGGATATCGCGAATATTCCGGTGGGCTCGACCACGTATTACCGCAGCCCGGACGATAGCGCTCTCGCTATCGAGGTCATAAATAACGCCGGAACGCTGGAGCCAACCGGGCGAAAAATGCCTTCACAGGAGGCAATAAACGAACTACAAAAATACGTTTCTGAATTAATCAGCAATGATCCGTCCATCAGCGCATTCGTTCAGTGGGAGGCCGTTGGCGGGTTTATTCTGGGGCAACTCTCAAAAGATTCGCTGAAAACTGCAGGTTTCGAAGTCGGTGCCAAACGTCTTTCAATGGATAGCATGGAAACGCTTGCCATAGATGAGCCTGAATTGGTTTTACAGGATCAGCATGGGTTTGTTATTCAACGACAAACATCCGAGTATCTGGAAAATAGCGCGGGTAAATTCATCCCGGCAGATAATAACGATTACGTTATTGAAGATGAGCATGGATTCCATATTTTTTCAGCAATGCAATCTGGCTCTCCGACCTCTACGGAAGACAAGACTGCCGCGCGTGATGCATATATTGCAAAAATGGATAATCTGGCGCTTGCGGTCAGTTCTGCGGTGAACAACACGCTGGTTACCGGCATTCAGAGGCCCGTATTTGATTTCAACCTGGTTATTACATACGGACAGTCGTTATCGACCGGGACGGAAGGATGGGCGGCGCTGTCAAATGAAGCATTTGAGGCTGAAAACATTCTGATGTTTGGTGACGCCGTTCGCCCCACAACAGACCGGGACACAGGCGGGAGTGTTTGGAGTCCCGTAGGTGGTGCAGCACTTAAACCCCTCCGGGCTGTTACACAGGCGATTGGCGGCGGCAGTATTCTGACTGCTGCAGAAGAAGCAGTACTCACTCCCGGCGCCACAAACGAAGGCGAAACATTTGACGTGGGGGCTGTGAATTTCTGGCGCAGATTACAGAACGATTTTCGTGGGTTAAGCGTTAACTCTGAACGAAAAATCATTGTCCTTAACTGTGGTGTTCAGGGGCGGACTGTTGAGCAATTATCGAAAGGGAATCCATTAAATCATTACAACCGTGTTATTCAAGCCGTAACAAAGGTAAAAGCCTATATCGCAAGTCAGTATCCGACTGCAAGTGTTGGCATTACCGCGTTTCTTTACGCTCAAGGGGAATGGAATTACTGGGCAGCCAGTTCAGGGACGCATGATCGAGCGACTTTCCTCGAACTGACAAAACAACTTCGCACCGATCTGATTACTGATTGCGCCTATGGTATTTGTGGGCAAACCCTACCGCCCGCCTGGGTGACTTATCAGACCGGGGCCGGATATACCGTAGACACGCAAGATTTAGCCATTGGGATGGCTCAAATTGATATGATAGATACGGTCCCTGGTTGCTTCATGGCTACACCAGTTTATCAGCTTACTGATAAAAACGGTCATCTTGACCCGAATGGTTATCGATGGGCCGGGATGCAGTTTGGAAAAGTGCTGCACCGTATTCTTGACCGGGGTATAGACTGGAAACCGATGAAGCCGATCAAAGCCGTTCGTTATTCAGACGATGAGGTTCTTCTCAGTTTTTTAACTCCGTCTCCACCCGCTCAGTTTAAAGAAACCTACGTGGTCAATACGGCCACAATGTACCCCAATAAAGGTTTTCTTGCGAAAGATGATCTTGGAGTTGTGGACCTCTTATCCGTAGAAATAGTAGGCCAGTGCTGCCTGTCCATAAAACTTAGCCGACAGACTTCTGGCGATGTGTATATCTGGTATGCGCCAGGGACAACTTATCGCGGGAACGGAAACCTGTGTGACAGTGATACAACTGTTTCGCCATATAACTATGAATATCGCGCAGGTAGTGGTCAGTATCCATCGGCAAATATTGCTGCATTGGTTGATAAACCCTATCCACTGAATAACTGGTGCTGTGCGTTCAGAATTAAAGTTGAGGAAAAATAGAATGGGTCAGAGACAAATTATTAAAGGTGTGGACGGTTCTGCTATTGCCATCGGATTTTCGCCTGCGGTACCAACAGGGGTCCAGTTTATTAATTTTTATGGTGGCAGCGTACCACAAGGTCGTAATCTGGCACCGGGAGGCGGAGCTGCACGTGTTGTGGGTAGTCCGGTAGTGGGTAGTATGGCGGAAGGCCTGCTTTGTCAGTCGCACACCGATTATATTCAGAGCCCGGCGGCACTGTCTTCCAAAATGACCGTAATAGGGGTGTTTTGCCCGACCACGGACAGCAGGGCATATGCGATCTCTAATGCCAGCACCTTACGTCCTATCGGGTTTTCGGTATATTCGGAACCTTCAGCTACAACGGGAGTACAAAACCTGCGGGTGCAGATGGGCGGGAAACAAAGCAGCGATGGAGCAAATGCTGTCGCAACAGCAGCCGTGGCAGCAGCGATCACAAATAATGTTCCAATGGCCTTTGCTGCTACTGTAGATTATTCGAACCTTGCCGAAACAAAGGTCATGGTCATGAGTCTTAAGGCGGGGACAAAGAATAACGCTGTATCGTCATTCACCCAGGCTGGTTCCGGACTGCCAAACCTGTTGATTGGCTCTGAAATGGATGCTGTTACTTATGCAGGTACTCGCGTACTGGCGATGGGGGTATGGAATCGTATTTTGACTGACAATGAAATAGCCTCCCAATACGAACAATTTAAATCCTATTATCATGACATTCATGGAGTACAGATTTAATTCGGAATGAACAGTTGTGGCGGATATCAACATTGATATCCGCTCACCTTCTATTAATTACTCAATAGTAATCCCTCTACTGGCTAGACGTGTTTTAGATCTGATATATACCTCCAGCATTTCCATACCAGAAAGGGCTTTGTCATAAACGATATATTCAGCCACATCTAGCTTAACAGGATAACCAAGAGCGCTTGAGCTATAATCAATTGGCCCCACGCTGACATTATTAGTGCTTACAATTTTTGCTTGTGCATACACCTTTTCAACAACAGAAGGTGTTTTGCCTCCAACAAGAACAATCGAGTTTATACTTGTTTCTGTTCCATTTTCGGAGAAACCAACGAATATCCATTTACTGGCAAGTCCTGCAGCTGATTTTTCCCCTGTAACACTTACTGAGGGACGAAACTGACGGCGAATAAAAGGATTTTCATCAATATACACTGCAGAACCTGCACTCTGATTTAACGTTCCCATTAATATTGATGCAGAAGCGGGAGCTGTCGGGGTAGAGTCTACGCGTATGACAGCGCATTGCGTTTGAGTAAGACCATCAATTTTATCACTTCTAAGGCCGCGCTTGGCGCTGGTATTTACTTGTATAGAAAAATTACCCTCCTCGCTTGTAATTTCCCCTACTTTTGTCAAGACTCGCCTGTTGACAAGTCCAATAAGAGAATTTTCCTTTCCATTCAGTGCCCAATGCTCATAAGCATCGGCTTCATATACGACCTCATATCTCTCGATGTCGCTTTCGGGAATAATCGGCAAATCATTCCCTGAATAAATAACAGGTGTTTGAAAAAAACCAAGCATTATTCACCTACCTTAATAACATTCATTTCAAAATGAGGGCAGACATTGAACATCGGCCTGTCAATGCCAAGAATATTGACTGTTGACTCGTCGCTATCTCGCAAGTTACCTGATGCACCATTTACGATATTCAGTCCAGTTCCCAGATAGTCGAGCGCATAACGTAGCGATACAGCTTCTGACGGCTCCTGGGTCAGTGTGATAAATACCCTGCGCCCTTCGGTCATCATGGATTCAATTTCCAGGGTGGAGTTACTGGTTATTCCCCTGACGCGAAAACCATTGTTGGTTGTCGGTGCCAGATTTGAGTTATCGAGAACAACGGGCAATACCGGTGGATCAGTCAGCAGAGTGATAATGCGACCGCGCAATGTCGCAGATACAGGTTTCAGGTATTGTGGAATACATTGATCATGCACCAAAGTTTTGTAAGCGCGGCCAATATATGCACCGAGCCATTTGTACCCCACATTCGTCAGATGTGTTCCGTCAGCTGCGAATGGAAGATGGTAGCACGGCGTAGTGAGATGAAATTTCTCATTCTTCTTCACGAGATCTAACTGTGCCAAAGCAACGCCACTACTGGTACGGACTTTATAGGAACACTGATACGTCAGGAAGTGAACCGGGGATTGTTGTCCGTTAATTGACTTAATATCCTCCTCAGCGCTGACCTGCAAGCCCTCCAGATGCCCACGATATACTGTATAGGTTGTAGGGGGGGACTGATCGTTATCTGTCTCACCCTGTAGCCATGGAATAACATGAACCGCAGAATTGGGGTTGAGCGCATACGCACCATTAATCTGTGGCAGGAAGTTTGAGTTATACCAGGCGGAACCCTTTATTAAATCGGCGATCTTTGTGCCGCCTTTACCGGCAGTGGCAGCAAAAATAATATGGTCAGCTGGATCAGAACCGTTCTCTGTCGCTGCCAGCGTTGTTGCATAATTTGCCGCACCAGAGCAGAAAGTTTCGCCGCGGTTACCGCCTCCGTCAGGAGCAGTGCGGTTATCTTCAACCAGGGGAGCTAATGCAGTGTAAAGATGGTTATAACCGCGCGGGCCCGAGGAAAACGTTAGATTAAAGTATGGCTGGGTAACTGAAATAACAGGTGTCCCCATGGCCCCTATGCTCAATGATTGCCCGTAACCCTGAATAATATTCATTGCCTTCACTATGGGGCGAAGATGCTCGGCAAGCGGAACAAGCGGAGCCTTAATAACCCGGCTTTCATCGGCAGATAAAGCGCCTACTACACGTTGCAGATCATTATCGTATCCCAACAGAACCTTGTTGCCGGTTGCATCGGTAAACCAGGGAAATACAGGCCCGTCGCCTTTATACATTGCAAGCCCAAGTTGCTGCAGAGCGGTTTTAATTTGAATCTGAATCAGCTCATTAACTTTCTCGACGGCAAGGAGCCCGGCGCCAATGACGCATTCCTTCTCGCTGTCATAGCCCAGTAGCACTTTCCCGGTTAGATCTGTTTGCCAGGGAAATACAGGGCCATTCCCCTTATAAACAAGTGGCGCCATAAGAGAAAAAAAACTGTTAATTCTTTCAAATGCTTCCAGCGCCAACATTTGTCGCCCGGTTGGCTCCAGTGTGCCGTTGTTGTTGATGTACTCATCAGCAAGGGCATTTCCTTCCGGGCTTCTTATCCAAATCACCGCCCCGACAGGGATATTAGCTATATCGGCCTGGGCCGCCGCCAGCGTCAGATACTCTTTTCCGAGCGGAGCAATATTTTTTCGCGCATCCTCAATTGTTGCGGCAACAATTGCCATAATCTGGCGCCAGGAATCCAGCGGTTGCCCGGCACGGTCGGGAACGGTGGCTGCAGGCCCGTTAACAAGTTCGTCAAAGCGAGTGGCGTTATCGAGCAGCACCGCGGGCGACGTGCTCCCAAGTGGCGGATCAAAGGCCATGTTTTTTGCTCCAAAAAGAGGCTTCGCGCAAACGAGGGTTTGAGCGAAAGAAAAGTTGAAAGGGATTTTTTGGTATTAAGCGACGTCGCCGGGGTATGTGGCGTCATCGTACTGGTAGAACGATTCGAGGTATTCTTTAGCGGTGACCTGACAGGTTCCGTCTGACTGCGGAGCGATCTCCTCTACAATGGCGTCGTAGACGTGGCGCGTTGAGCCGCAGAACACCAGGCGGATCGGCTCGATGGTTGCAGACGACAAGTCAACCTTCATCGGGTCATCAAACTCGCTCAGGTGCGGGACTGACAGCTGAAAATCACCCACCCTGCTCGCCACCATCAGCCCGGATGCAGAACCATCCTGATAGCGGATCAGCGCGCGGGGATTTTCGAAAGACCAGTCCAGCGGCTCCGTGACGGTGAACGTTGTCACGCCACCAGCCGTTGTCATCGCCTCCACCAGACAGGAAATCGTGTTGTTGCCCGGAATATCATCCGTCAGCACAATGCGATCGCCCGTGTTGTAGCACAGCGCGTCCAGCTCGGTAGTGGTCTGGAACGTCACCCGCTGCTGCAGGTATTTCATCAGGCGACGCATCCCGATTTGGTAGGCGTGATCCTGATTGAGTACCCCATCGAGTTTGTAGTTCTCGATTTTCACCGGCGTGGGATTATCAGGCGTCCGGCATTTAACGGTCTCCTCTGCCCAGGTAGTCCCGTTGATGTACGTCACGTCGACGCCATCAAAATCATCGTCGGACGGTACGGTAAATCCGCTCTGCAGCTCCTCCACCATCTCATGCGGGGTGATCACGCCGGTCCAGGGCTTAATCCCCTCGCGGTTGACCGTCGCCAGGCCATCACTCAGCAGAAAACGTGACTTCCCGGCGTTGGCTATCTTCTGCAGCATTTCCAGCGCTGAGATACTGTCTCCGGTAGCAAAATCGAAATTTTCGCCCCGTGGCGTCCAGTACGCGGATTCCAGCGCAGTGATGGTGTCGACGTCCATCTCCAGCCCCAGCGAGTTTCCGACATGCATCAGAGCGCCCGAGATAGTTCTGGCCGTTCCGGTTTCATAGGCGCGGGTGGCCACAACGTTTACGCGGCGGTCCGACTGCGCCGCCAGCTTCCCGCCCGTCTCGACGGTCACCGCCATCAGCGACACGCCGGGATAGGATGAAGGTCGTGTCAGCAGACGCCCGCGCAGTGCCTGCCAGTACATCGAATCCCTGGCGTTGTTTGAGCCCTGCTCATTGCGCCGGCGACAGCGAACCTCTACCAGCCCTGGTGAGCTGAGGGTGATCCGCTCAGTGAATCCCAGCCCGTTGACGTTTTTAAGCGCATACTCTCCCTGGTGACTCACCCACCCCGATCCGGAACCGTAGACGCGATACTGAATCTCCCACTCAACATGCCGAAGCCGCTTTTTCCCCTTGCTGTCAAAGCCACAGATGCCGTTCGGGAAGGAGAAATTCACCTCGAACATATCGACGGTCTCATTTTCAGGGCAAACCAGGAACGGCCCCAGCCAGCTCAGCGTGTCGTTAAGACCAGTGGCCTCATAGTCGATCATCGTCCGGGCGGTGAATCCCGGCCATGACTCATCAACGGCACCATTAACCAGGCGCGCCACCGTCGCCGTTGTGCCGTCAGCTGACACAATCCGGTACTCATTCCCGCGGTGAGCAAGTGAAAGCCGTTGCACCCCCTCCGGCATGCCGGAAAAGGCCGTTCCCGTGGCGCTGTTATAGGCAAGCGTCACATTCGCCGTTACCGCCGGGCTGCCGCCGGTTGATGCCGTGCCGGAGGTGTAAACCGGGGCATCACCGAAAACAGCTGCAGGCAGCGAAGAGGACGTGATCTCCCCACCCGCGAACGGACTGGCCGCCTCAGTTATCAGTACGGTGCCGCCGTTGTCCTGCGCAACCAGGCCGGAGCCAGTGAGTCCCTCAGTGATGGCCGCCAGCAGTCCCGACATCGAGACATAGTTAGCCACCAGCGACACCGGGTAAGTAATCCCCTGCCAGGTGATCGTGAACGTGCTGGAGCTGGTCGAAAAGTCGTAGGTGGTCGGGGCCGCACTGGCCTGGAGTTTTGCCGCACTCCCCCCGGTGCCGGGCACTGCAGCCTGACCGGGGGTATATGACGCGATAAACAGATCGTAATCGACAGAGTTAAACCCCAGCGTCACCGGCATACCTACTACCGGCGCGATCTCCGTCAGCAGCGGGCTGGCGATAACGCTGTATCCGGCCGCCGTGGTGATCTGGTAGTTCGCCGGGGCTTTAAGTTCGACCACGGCGCCAGCGACCCAGCTGGGCGGCAGTGCGTTATCGTTCTCGTCATTATCGTCATCATCATCCTTATCCAGCCCCGTAAACGTCACGCTCGATCCGGAGACGGTCATGCTGTCTGCGATAATGTCGTCTGCGTCCGGCGACGTCTGGGCCATATCCAGCCCGGTGCCGGATGACGTCCCGCCCACTTCGGTGGAGTTGACCCAGTTTTCGCTCCGCTCATCACCGGAAACGTCCGCGCCTGGCGGGTAATGGGTGCTGCTGAATCCCGGTAGCGTTGAAGCTGGCGTACTGCCAACCCTGATATCGCCATTGGTATAAATCAGATCACCGATACCGAGACACAGCAGCATCTGGACGCGCATTTTCGTAGGATCGGCGGCATCAAACCGGGTAACCGGCTGCACGACATAATCCGGATAAATACGCACGCGCCCAAAAACTTCACGAATCGCATCACCCAGTTTCGCGCTGTTTGCTTTAGCGGGGTTCAGGTCGAGGCTTCGACCTGTGGATGACGTATAGCCGCCGGCATCAATGTTACTCATCATGAACAATGAATAAGCCGCAGATGCGACGGCGATTCCCACTCCTATCCAGGCAATCGTAGCGGCCTCAAGCCCGAAGGGAACCGGATAAAGCCGAACGTCACTATCAGGGTGGATCACGCAAGTAGCCCACTCGCCTGGCGGAATTGACAGCCCCTCAACCTCAACGGTCAGCGGTGGGACATCCCGATCCTCGTAGCCTTCAACATTTGCCACCAGCCAGCTGCGAATGCTGGTTACACCATGCTCATGCGTTTCGAGTGGTTCACCGGGAAGCCGGGACGGGTAAAAACGAATGGTCATTGCCAGAACTCCACTTTGACAAATCGGCGCTTAAACCGCGGCAACGGCAGAAAGGTGACGTTCGTACCCGGGTTGCATTCCGCCACATGCAACAGACCACCGATACTGACCACGATCCCTACGTGGGTGACGGTCGACCCGGAATAACAGGCAACCCCGGCCCCTTCGCAGGGTTCGCAGCGCTCAAGGGTAAGCATCATCCTGCGCGCTTCCCGGTCGAGGCCGCCGTCGTCTTTGGTGACCCCTGCAAAATCGGGCCAGACGGGTAAATTCAGGTCGCGGCGTATCTCGTTCACAATGCCGAAACAGTCGAGTTGCGGGTATACGCGCCCGCCCTTCAGCCAGGTGACTGAACGGTATTTATCAGGGTTAAACATTGGGATTCCTTAGCTGATATAACGCAGTCCGGGGAATACAGGGAGCGTGTAGCGGTATCGCGGCCAGGCGGTATCGAGGATATTCATGTAGCCCGCAGTGATCTGCACCTCTGTCGCCGTCCAGGAGCCCGACTTGATTTTCAGCGTATACGGCACTTCCGCAGGGGCCGCTAAATCCGTGGAGATATAACGCCGGTACGTCAGAAATGCAGACAGACGGTTAGCCAGCGCATTGCGGATCGCCGTGGACACAACACCATCGATATTGCACAAGGCAAATTTGAGGTCCTGCGTGCCGTCCGCATTGCGCGCCGGCAGCGCAATGTCTATCGAACAGGCGGTAAACGTTACGGTATCGCCGTTCTCCGTCGTTGCCGTGATGCTCTCGTAACCCTGGCACAGATAATGGACGTCAGAACCAATGGTGATCTGCAGCGTTTCAATGATCACCTCCGGGCCGCTGCTGGCGTAGAGGCGTTTAATCTGCGTCATGCTTCGGCCACTCCTTATTCAGGGCGATATCAAGCAACGAACTTCCGACTATCCATTCCGGGTAATGCCCCCATCCAGACGGTGGCAATGGGCGCTCCCAGAGTTCTACTGGCGCGGTATATCTCCAGTAAAATCCGCCTTCTGGAGTGGGACCTTTATAAATATCCGTGAAACGACACACGTAATTTTTCAGCCCTACAGGCGTTAATAACGGTATGTTGAACCACGCCGCCCCATCTGATAACTCATCCCGAAACCACGCCTCAAAAGCCTGCGCCTGGGCGTCAGAAAAAATCCAGGCCAGATCTGTTTGGGTTGGTGTCGAGGTGTAGGCACGCCGCTGTCGTGCCCGGCCAGTTACCATCTGAGTCCGTTTCAGAGGAGATACAGGAGTTAAACCAAAACTCTCTTTAAGCGGTCCAGGCAGGTAAGCGGAGGGGTAATAAAGCGTTGTGGTGATAGCCATTAGCTAATTTTCCTCCCCGAGGTAGTTTTCCCCATCAAGGCCTTATGCAAATCACCCTGACCGCTTGCGACTGAATTAACCGCCTTCCGGTATCCCCTTTCTGCCCCCTCATCTGCAGCTTTACGGACCAGCGCCAAAGTTGCATCGGAAGGGTTACCATTGATGGGGATATTGATTGTGGGCGAATAAAGCGCGCCGCCTGTGGACTGGTTTGCTACTCGATCCAGAGTGGCATCCAGTTTGGCGCTGGTTTTAGCAGTCGTAACGCGCTCACCTTTCTGCAGGAGCCAGGTTCCAGTTTCGGGCACAGAGTCGATACCGTCGTGAGCCTGGCCATGAAGCGCCGATCCGATAGCAGTCATGAACACGCCAGCAGCAGCTGCCGCAGCGATTGCTTGTGCAGGTGCAACAGCAGGACCCACATAAGGAACCCCTATCCATTGGGTGAAAGCATTCAATGCAGCCATGGCGACTTGCGCTGCTGCATATTGCAATAGCGCAGTTCCTACAGATTGAATAAACGTTGCTGCAAAATCTTGAGCATTTAATTTACCTGTTTCGGCCCATTGAACGATCATATCGGTCATGCTGCTAAATGTTTGCGCGCCAACCTGTTGCATGGTGGAATACAAATCCATTGCGGCAGTTGCTTGTTCAGCAAACCCAGATATAAACCCAGCGTTATAATCACCACGCATCTCATCCTGCTGCTTATAGTAATCCTTCTGAATTTCGAGCCTTTGATTTAGAGCATCCTGCAAAGCTGATGTTTCAGAATCATACAAACTCTTAGTTATATCACCAGATTGATACTGCTTTAATAAATCCTCTTTTTGTGATTCAAAGTCTAACTGAATGCTATTTAACTCTTGCGCCCTGCCTCTTTCTCTTGAGCCAGAATAACGACCAACAAACTCACTTTCATGTCCCTGTCTAATTAACTTATTTTGGCGTTCAAGATTTGATGCAAATTCAGCTAACTTTGCATTTTCTTTATTTATCCGAAGCTCTTCTTTTTTGGAATCGAGAACTTTCGCTGCATCTCTCAATTGCTCTTTTTGTGCTTCTGCTAATTTTTTAAGATTCCCGCTGGAAATATCGAAATTTATCTTTTCAAGCTCGGTAACTTCGGCTGTTTTTTTACCAGTCGTTTCAATCAGGGCGGCTTGCTTTTGTAAATCAAGCAGTCTATTTTTGAAAGCATTGTCAGTAGGATTGCTTTTTGGTTTTGGTTTTGGCTGGTTCTGGTTAGACTCCCCTTTGCCCAACGAAAAATCATTATCTTTAGAAGTCTCAATTCCAAGATCCGAAAGTAGAGAGGTGAGCCCTTTCGCTCCTCTATCTACCTGTTCCGGAGTCATGCTTGACTTTATCGCGCGAAGAAATTGAAGACGTTTAGTTAAAAATTCTAATTCGTCTTTTTGTTCCTTACTTTGATTCCCTCGTTTGTTAAGGAATTCAATGCGCTGTGCAATATCACTTTCATCAGCAGCGTTATAATTACCAGATACAGCACCGATACGAGAGCGGGTATAAGTTGCAATAGCCCCCAGGCCACCAGCAATACGCCCCACAACCCCGGCAAGGCTTATGGCTTCACCAACCAGGTCTGATAGCCCCTGAAGAACAGCAGGATCGGTGAAGACGTCACGAATGTCATCAAGCCCATCCTGCAATGGTGTAAGGTCAACCTTAGCCAGCCCCGAAGCAATTTCCATTTTAAGACCGCGGGCGCTAGTCTCTATATCCTGAAAGAACTGATTAACCTTAACAAGGTTATCAATATCTTCTTGCGGTGGTGCGACACCAAAATCTTTTGATAGCTGGATAAACTGTTTCAGCTTCTCGTTGTTGTTGTCGAACAACGGCAGCATTTTTGACAGGTCATTACCCAGGCTTTCGAGAATATTTGTTTTCCCGGCCTGAGTGGGGATTTTCTGTAATGCTTCACTGATTGCCATCAGCTGCTTGTCTGGGGATTGCTGAGCCAGCTTCTGAGCTGAAAGCCCCAAAGTATCCAGCGCCTGAGCTGCCTCACCTGATTTATTCAGGACCGCATCACCGACCTTATCATTAATGTCTTTGAAAATATCGGCTATGTTGTCACCGGTTAAACCGGCTTGTTCAGCAGCGTATTGCCAGGATAACAAATCCTGGGTGGACATTTTAAGAGATTTTGCCCAGCGATCAGCTTCTGTAACCTGCTGTGCAGTATTTTTAACTATGGCTAACCCAGCAGCACCAATGCCAACAGCTGCTGTAGCCGCCGCAGCACCCACAGCAATGATTGAAGAACTAACCTCTTTAGCATCCTTTTTTACTTGGTCACGCCACTTTTGAGAAGATCTTTCGGCTTTGTCCATACCCTGAACAAATCCACCCACTTTTGCGATCAGGTCGATTGTTAACGTACCAAGGGACTTGCCAGCCATTGAATTTTCTCCAGGCAATAAAAAACCCCGCAGGAGCGAGGTTTATTTTATGATTTAGCTAATTTAACTTTTACCGCACCCACCGATTTGGAAGGATGCAGTATAGTCAGTGGCGCTATTTTGATTAACAAGATACAGATAAGACTTATTACCAACATAACCGCCATAACTGTTTTTAGCGTTAAGAGTAAAAGGAACTAACCATCCGTAATAAGTTGTAAACCCTGATTTACACCAGCCTTTGAAAGGTTCATTGAAATCATATCGTGCAGAATAAGGGTCCTTAAGGCGCGCCGACATACTATTTTTAATTATTTCCTGATAATTATCAGGTAACTTCCCATAATCGGCGCGGCTTAGCTCCGCCTTATCTGGCGCACTAACGCAGCCACCTAAAAGCATTACAGTAAAAACAACAGCTGCTTTCTTTATCATAATCCCCTCGGTATCAATATAATCATCCCAGAGAGAATATAACCAAATAAATGATATCAATGCCAACTTTTCATAGCTTCTTCCAGAGATAATGGCGCTTCGTTGATGTGCGGTGCAAAGTCACTTACCTTGAACGGCGGCGTGTTTTTTGCCTTATTGATGTTAGCCAGGACAGAAGCCACCAGCGAAGCCCCCCACTCAGTACGCATCATGATATTGAGCGGTCCGTACTTCTCACGGTACTTGAGCCAAACCAGAAATTCCCTGCGACTCATCCGCTCCTGAGCCACTGCGATGGTGCGGCCGCCGATGCCGTTCATCACCAGTTCGCACCAGAATTCATCCTCGCCGGTTAGCTCGTAGTCTTTCCCAGTTCGTTTACATCATGAATTGCAGCCAGGAGGGCCATAACGATCGGGCCGTCCAGCGCCCCACGATCTGGGGTAGCAGTCCCAAGAATGTCAGCCGCGGTAAACACTGGGGCGCCGTGCTGATCGCAAATATGCGCCGCAATGCGCTCAGCAATCGGGTCCGATTTCCCGTTATACGCCAGCAGTTCAGCTTTAGTGGTGTGGTAGCCCATCGGGCGCACATAGACGGTTGCGATATGCTCTTTCCCGTCACGGCCTTTCCACTTAATTTCTTTTTCCACGGGACGCCCGGTAAAGGCACCGGTTTCTTTTAACGTATCGAGAGTAAGTTGCATTTCAGCTCCTGAACAGAAAAGCCCGGATAACCGGGCATATTAATTACGCTGCGGCCTTAGGCACCCATACGGAAGAGCCAGACCGCTGGATCGTGGCGGAGGTCGTCACAACAGCGTTACCCTGAAAATCAAACGGGAAGTCAGAAACGTAACCCTGGAAAATGAACCAGGTGCGATCCGATGGCAGCACCAGGCCATCAACAGCATCCACAGCGCCAGGAGCGGCGGCTGTCGGGACACTGGTTCCATCTGACCAGCCAACCGCAAAAGTTAACGGCGTCTGGTCATTCGCTTCAGCGAGGCCATGCAACATAATGTGGCTGGCGTTCGTCGGATCAGCGTTAAGCCCGACGGTTGCGGCCGCAGGCGTTTTAAGCCCCTTTTTGTAGGTTCTGGAATCCCGCTCACTCAGACAGGTATCTTCAATCTGATCGGCAGGGTTGCCGCCGGGGTTGAAACTGGTGATGCATTCAACCTCGCTGACCACGCCAGACTTGAGCACAAAAAACTGCGTGCCTTGCGTTAATACAGACATGTTTTGTCTCCATAAAAGAAAAACCCGCACAAGGCGGGTCAGTTTGGGGTTGCTGGTTATCTGGTCGTTATCCAGTCAACATCGAAGGAATAGCGGTATCGCATTGTTTCAGGATCGCGGCTTTGTTCACCCCATCGGGTGATATAGGCCTTGCCCTCAATTGCGTCACGCAAAGCGCGGGCAACGGCGATCACATCGGTGTCAGTATCACCATAGACATCAACCTGCAGAGAATAGTGATCTGCATCTGGCCGCTGGTTTAGATAATTTTCAGGGAAGCCACCTACGTTTTGCCAGACTGCGTAGGGATAAACGATATTGTCGTCCTGCATACCGAACGGATAAAGCCGCACGGGAGTAGAACCTAACAAATCCCTGACTGTCTGGCTGGCTGCGCAAACTGCAAATATTGGAGCAATCATACCGGAGTTCCTTTTTTAGCCGCCCGTCGTACAGCGCGATCGATGGACTTTTCCAGCTCCAAAGCAAAAACGTTAATCACATCGGCATCGACCCCATTCAGTGCAGGCCTAATTATTGGCCTCGCTGCAGCATGTTCTGTGCCGAACTCTAGGAATCGCCAGTACCAGGTATCCCCGCCGGGATTACCTTTATCTCCGGCAGTGTTATAACTTTTACCCGCCCTGCCTTTTCGGACGTTGGCCTTTGTATTGGCGTATTGCCTGGCGCCGCCCATCACCCCGACACGAAACGTTGGATCACCGGTTCTGCGAAACGCCTTGCTGCTGAAACTGACCACAATGTTTTTGTAGATAGCCTCTTTGGTGAGAGGATCATCAACCCGCGCGGCATTATTGCGCGCTCTGTCCCTGATGATGTTTGCCGCTTTACGCAGCGCTGCACGACCGGATTTATCGCGAGTGACCTGTGAGACGGCATCCAGTTTCCCCAGGACGGAATCAAGGCCGGTCAGGTTTACTTCTACGCCATCAGCCATCGCTAGCCCCCTCTGAACATGGCAGTGTCAGGTATTCCCTGCCGCTCCGGGGGTCAGGTAAAACGCCCTCAATGTTGTAGATGCGTCCACGAAACAGGATCCGATGTTTGCGGGTGACGCCCTCACGGTAACGAATCGTTATCCGGGTGGTAACTTCGCCCTGAGAGGCCTGGGCGGCGATAAACTCACGTGCGGATAAAGGTGCGACTTCGGCCCAAAGGGTTGCAACATCGCGCCAGGTATTAATCACGGCTCCCGTTGTCGGGTTCTGTTCTTTGACCGGTTCCTGCAGGGAGATCCTGTGACGCAATTTTCCGGCCTGCATATCACCCCCTGGGTTTCCCGCTCAGATAGGTTTGCTGCTCTGGCGCCTCATCGAGATCGCCGGCAAGCGACTGGATAATCACATCGGACAGGGCGACGTTAGACTCAGCCAGGCGGTTTATCGCTTCCGTCTGCTCTCGCTGTGCTACTGTTTGTTCTCTCAGCGCTGCTATCAGCGCGTTTACCAGTTGCTCGTTCATAGGCTATTTTCGTCCACTTTTTTACCCATTCGCGCCGCTTCGCGCACCCGGAACAGGCCATCATTACACCCCGTAAATTCGATATGGCTGAAGCAATGCCTCAACGGCGAAAGGAACTTCTGCCACAGTCTGGCCAACGGAAACCGTTTCGCGATTTGCATACCAGTGACCGATAAGCAGCAGCATTGCCGCCTTCACATCACCACCAGGCAGAATTGAATCTTCATCCTCTGCGTAGCCAGGGCTTTCTTCCGACTCATACAACTTTCGCCGGGTCCAGGTCTCGACATATCGCGCTGCCGCGCCCGTATATAAATTCAGCAGAGCATCATCGCCGGTAAAATCGGAATCAACGCGACAGTGCTCTTTAACAATTCCGATATCTAACATTGCCATTCCTTCACTATGAAAAAGCGGCCCGAAGGCCGCCGTATTTATCAGCTTCCTGCGCCGGTGCTGAATGATCCGTACACGAACGCTTCAGGACGTTTAACAGCCAGCGCCAGACGTTCTTCGCAACGAATTGTGATCATGTTTTTCTCGAAGTCGTCGGCGTTCTCCGTGGAGATAACCACGTTAGCATCTTCGCGGTCGAAGATTTGCGCGCCAGCATTAAATGCACCGGTCAGGAATTTCCCCTGGAAGGCTGCTGCTTCCGTAGCAACAACCGGCAACCCCCACAGAGTGGGACCAGTCAGCGCCGCAGGGTTAGCCAGAATGTAGCGTCCAAGGCTGTCTTTGGTCAGTTCGATCCGCGCCCAGTCAATGAAGTGAAGGACGTGACCAGATGCCGGGAAACGCGCCAACTGTGCCTGCAGCATTGCCAGACGTAGATCGTCAATCCCGCTCTGCTGCTCAACAGTGAATGCAGGGTTAAACGCTGACGCCTGAGGAACGATGCCATGCAGATGCACACCAGTACCGTCACCGAAGAGAATTTCCTGCTCTTCCGCATACTTCAGTCCGTAGCGCATCTCGGCATCAACGGTAGACTGCAGCTGCGCGAAGTCATCCAGGATCTGCTTTGATGCTTTGAACAGGTGGGCGATGGTACTGACGCCAGTGATTTTCGGCGTAAATTCAATTTCGCTGTATGGTTTCTGAGTATTCTCAGGAACCACCTTCGCGTTGTTGGTAAAGCCTGTCTGCTGCACCCAGAAAATAGCCGGGGAGGAAGTACGGCCTGGTGCAATCAGGTCACGGATGAACAGGCGCTGCTTCGGTGCCGTATCAATACCAGGCAGACGCTGAGGCTCCACCACACCATCAGGAACATCCGCAGAAGTCAAAGCAGCCTTCACAGGGATGCTGATGCGTTTTCCACCTTCAACACCAGCAGCAAAGGTTTTCAGCGCTTCAGCAGAGATCACCTGCTGCCCGACTGACTCGACAACATGCTTTGCGTTAGCAAGCGGCATCTGGGCAACGTGTTGCTCCAGTTCGCCCATTGCTGCCTTCAGCGTTTTTTCTGCTTCGCGCAGGGCGTTAAACTCAGAAGCCATTTTATCAACGGCTGCCTTCGTTTCTTCTGATAGCTTGCCGGATTTCTGCGCCTCTTTGACTGCTTCTTCTGCTTTCGCATTGAACTTGCCAGTTGCTTCTTCAATGCTGGCAGTGACTTTTTTCAGAATATCGTTTACTTCAGACATAAAAGGTCCTTATTTGACGAACGCTGCAAGGGCGTTTTCAAGTGAATTAATGGTTTCAGGTTTGATGTCTTCGGCAGCGCCCGGCGTACCGTCGTTGGTGGTGACAGCGCCAGGCATGCCACCGGATAAGGCTTTAATGAGTTTTCTGCGCTCAGAGCGCGGGGTGTTGGACTTGGCCAGCAATGCATCAAGTTTGCGAAGCGCAGCTGCAGGTGATTCGTCGCCATCGCTGACCGCATCAGCAGAAAGCAGGCTGTCTGCCAGCCCCTTCGCCACAGCATCACTGCCACCGATATAACTTTCGGCGTCCATCAGTTTCTGAACGACAGCCATATCAAGTCCGGAACGAGCCGCGTATATATCAGCCATTGCGGTATCGAATGGCTCCAGTGACTGTGCCAGCTCAGCAAAGTCATGGCGGTTTCCCATTGCGTATACCCAGCAATTGTGAATCATCAGGAAGGCACCTCGGCCAATCTGAATATCATCCCCGGCCATCGCAATTATCGAGGCAGCACTGGCGGCAATGCCCAGTACCTTCACCGTTACACGGCCTTCGTATTCGCGGAGAAGGTTATAAATAGCCAGACCTTCGAACATGTCACCACCAGGTGAATTGATATTCACCGTAACGTCGGCGCCGTTCATCGCCCGAAGCGCACCGGCAATGCGTTTGGCTGTTACCCCTTCTCCCCAGTAGTCCTGCCCGATAACATCAAAAACAGAAATACTGTTATCGTCAGTGGCCGCCGCTTTGATCCCGCCGTCCCAGCGGTCCAGTGCTGACGGTAATGTTTCACAGGTAATGCGCGCGCAGGGGCGACCCGCCGGCGCTACCGGAAGTTGTTTCTTGCTCATCAGGAAAGTGCTCCTAAGCGGCTTGTTTCAGCGGAGATTGTTCAAAGGAAATATCGGGGAACACGTGGTTATGCAGCTCTCGCAGAGCCAGCGCCTGAACAGCAGGGTTGCTGCTTTCAAGATTTTTCAGTTGCGTCAGGTTGAGCTGAACGGTGTAAATATCTCCCCCTTCAATCGGCGGCATGTTTTCAAGACGGCGAACATCATTGCGTGACATCCAGCCGTTCTGCAGTGCGCTGGTATAGTAAGCAGCACGCCCCGCGCTGTCGGCGCGTAGCAGCCCTTCCACTGAGAACTCCGCGAACACCTCATCATCGCTGTCCAGCAGGCAGCGTCCTATCTCCTGCTCGATATTGACCAGAAGCGGGCGAAGGGTGTGCGTCAGAAACAGAAGGTTCATCCCTTCCAGGCTTGACGCCCAACTGCTTTGCTTCGTGGTATGTCCGACCATATAGGGAGGTACGCGGAACCAGCGGCAAATCTCTTCAATACTGAAAGAGCGACTTTCCAACATCTGAGCATCTTCCGGATTCATCGTGACGCCCTGATACTTTAACCCGCCTTCAAGTACCATTATCTTCCCGGCATTTTTTGAGCCGGTAAATGCAGCCATGTAGCCACGAAGCCTTTCACGTTGGTCATCATTCAACGCATTATCAGACGAGAGAAAACCAGAACTCTGAAGACCTTGTTCAAATATCTTTGCGGCAGACTCTTCAACCGCCATCGCTGCGCCAATAACATCCCGGCCAGTCTTCATAGGCATCATGCCGCAAACACCATCCAGACCGAAACCGCGAATGTGCATGATGTTTTTTACCGGAATCACGCGCTCTCTTCCGTTTTCAGTGTATTTGTATTCCAGCGCCCCGGTTTCAAGGCGTTTAACCACCATGTTTTGCGGCAGCAAGGGCACCAGAGAAACCAGGCGATTTGCGATGAATTTCTTCTCAATGAAGGCGTTCCCGCGCAGGCAAATACTGGCGACTACCATCAACATAAAGCGTGACGGTGTCATTTCTGAATTGGGTCGGCGGCACAGTATCGAATAGGCAGGGTGATCTGTTGCTGGTTTCCGTGAACCATCAGGCTGCCTAACGTATATCTTCAGCGGAAGGGTTGAAATAGACTCGCTTAACAGCCTTACGCATGCCCACACAGCTGATAGCTGGATGGCTTTATCGGCTGTTACCACCTTTCCGCTGCTGCTGGTACCAAACCACTCCTCCCAGAACGTGCCAGTGGTGAGGCTGATAGGCACACCGAGCCAGTTAAGCAGAGCGCTTTTCACCCTGCCTGGCTGTTTGTTTTTTTTCATCAGAAACCTACCATGATGGGATTATTGAAGAATCCGGAAAGATCCTGCTGGTCATTGCCACCGTTAACCAGAACGCGGCTCATTGCTGTGAACAATGCCGCCGGGCCATCAATCTTGGCCTCTGGTGTGGATTTATTCGGGAAAATGTTCTCGTTCCGGTCAGGTTTTACGGTTACGTTGGACATCATCCAGTTCATTACCGGGTGATCGCTGTGATGGAAGCGGCCACCGTATACCAGCGCTTCGACCTCTTTCATCGCCTCAGAGAAATTGCGAACCGTCTGCGGTACTTCCACCAGCGGCAGCCCTTCTTCTGCCAGCGCAAGGCTGAACTGCGTCGCACTCCAGGGGTCGAAGCCAATTTCTTTCAGACTCTCGCCGGCAACCCACACCTGCAACTCTTCCTTAATCTGAGCATGGTCGATTACATCCCCTTCGGTAAGGATCAGCTTGTCCATCTCGGCCCACTTACGATAGAGCTCTGCCATCTGGCGTGAACACTTCTCAAGGCGCCCCTCCGGGAGCCAGAATTTAAAATCTGCATGAACGTGACCACCTGGCGCGCGCCAGACTTTAGCGGCCGCACAGATATCAATTTTGTTTGAAAGGTCAACGCCCACCCAGGAGGGATAGGTTTTAAGTTCATGCTGCGGAGCGATAAACTCGCATTTCTCCCATTTCATCATGTCCATCCAGGCCGACTCAGCAGTAACCCAGATATTCATGTGTTTGGTGAAAAAGTTAATCCTGGCCGAAACCTGCTCTTTCGCCTTTTTAGCCAGGCGGCGCAGGTCATCCCAGCGCTTACAGATACCCAGCCCCGGATTCGCCTTCTGCCAGACTTTTTCATCAAAGGGATCGTCACCTTCGTCTAAGGTGTAGATGATGGCAAAAAACGTATCGTCTTTAACCAGGCCGCGCAGCACCTTGATGGCGTAATCGCGCAGTTCATAGCAGATGCCTTCTTTGTTAAAGCCGGCTGTGGTGATACCAAAAAGCAGTGATTGCAGGCGCGCGCCGGTGGCCGTCTCCAGAACGTCCCAGACGTCACGGGTTTTATGAGCATGCAGCTCGTCGACGATGGCGCAGTGTATGTTCAGGCCGTCGAGGTTGTTCGCATCTGATGATAAAGGCTCGAACTTGGAGGCCGTTTGCTCCTGGTAGATAGCGAGCTTGTTGAATTCGAAGATCCGGCCAAGAGTGGCTTTCGCCTTCTTGACCATATTCTTCGCGTCTTCAAAAACAATTCTCGCCTGGTCACGGGTGGTGGCAGCGGAATAAACCTCCGCCCCGCCCTCGCCGTCAGCGCCAGCCATATAGAGACCCACACCGGAGCAAAGTGTTGATTTGGCATTTTTACGGGCCACCTCAACATCTGCTGTACGGAAACGCCGAACCATCACCGGCCGACCGCTGCCGTCGTTACGCAGGACGGTTTCCCCCGTTTCTTCGTTAACCAGCGGGATAACAAAACCAAAAATATTAATCAGGATGAAAACATGCCAGTCCATCAGCTCAATAGGCTGGCCAGCCAGCGCGCCTTTGACGTGAGGAACAAAATTATAGAAATTCAGAATGTGCTGCGCGCGCGGCTCACTGAAGAAAATACCACGCTCTTCGCCTTGTGCCAGATCGTCAAGAAAACGCTGGCAGGCAAGGCGCACATATTCACAGGCAATAATTTCCCCCGCCACCACCCTCTCGGCGTAGCGGATGCCATCTGCAACCTTAGCCATTAATCCCTCGCTTTCATAAACTCGGCCAGCGGGTCAACCGCATCAGGACCTTTTGCATTCACCTTAGAGCGGCTGGCTGGTGTCATGCCAAATTCACCGAGCATAGCGCGCAGACGCTTCCAGGCATCAGCTTTCATGATGGCTGCCGGGTGAGCTTTGATCATCACATCACCGCTCTGCGTTTCGGTCCGGTAGGTGTATCCCTCAATTTCGAGCGTGTCGCAGTGGTGCCTGTATTCGGTATATGCCTCAACCAGCAACTCAAGAGCTCTGGCATCCAGTTGAGACATCACACCAATCGCATCTAGCTCTTCAGCCATCCGCTTAAACCAGTACTTCCCCTGTTTGTCGAAATGCTTCGGCGTTGGGGGTACCCCTGCAGCGGGTTTTGGTTCGTTCTCATTGATCGGGCGTTTTGATGGGTTACCCCTCACCAAACGTAGATGTGTCGGGGTTTTCGGTGGTCCAGACATAATCGAAAACTCCTATTGATCATCGAATGGGGGACCCCATAAAAAAGTTTTCTAACCTGCGGCGATGTGAAAAAAGGTTGGGCAGCGGTCCTTTGGCGCGTCGTTCCTGAACTTTCAACCCGCCCTCCCCTCTGGTCGATTCAAATGATAATTGATGTCATTTGAGTCTTTCGACCGCTGTCTTCGCCCTGTGGCAAGGCTTACAGAGGCTTTCGAGGTTGGAAAGGTCATCGGTCCCCCCATTTGCTTTGGCGGTGATGTGGTCCACCGTCTCAGCGGGTGTATACCTTCCATTTCGCAGGCATTCCTGACAAAGGTGTTTATCTCTGTCGAGAACCATTGGGCGTAGCCTGTCCCATTTACTGCCATAGCCCCGCTGGTGCCTGCTTTGCCCTCTCTGATGCTGCTGCCAGCCTTCGTTAAGGTGCTTAGGGCAATAGCCTGAGCGGTCAGTGGTTGTGCCAGGGCAGCCACGCTTGCGGCATGCTCTCGGTATTAACGCAGGCATCAGGCTAACCTCCACGCCCGACGGCGTTCTGTTCGTGGCGCTGAGTCAGGGTGACGCTCAACCGGTTCGCCGTCTGCATGGTCCACAAGCGACCAGCAGGGATAGACGACAACGCCACCATAAGCATCGCCCACGGCATAATCGGCAGGTTTACTGCAGTCCCATTGAGACAGCACACGGCTGATACTTTGAGGCGGTATGCTGTAGCACACGCCATGTATCAGGCGTTGCAGCATAATGAAGTCAGACCTCACCATATCCGCATTAATCAGGCGTTCAGCTATCTGCATTTGGTATTGCGGTGGCCGCCCGGTGCCCAGATAAAAACTAAGCATGTCGCCAGGGAAACGAGCCAACCAGCCCGTAATCTTGTCTCTGAATCCACGTACAGGCAGCGCGTCGTCTTCCAGAACCACCACCCTGCAGGACTGCTCAGCAGCCCATTCGATAGCGCGTCGGTGATTCCAGTTAGCCCCGTGATTCTGTTCATCGATAAGAAGGTGCGCACCAAGTTCGCCAGCCAGCAATGCAGCTGAGGCATAACGGGAATGGTGACCAACCACAACAAACTTCACTTGTGTTTCCACCAGGCGTACTCCTTACCGATACCTTCAGACTTGAACACGGTGTGGATGCGCGGGCCGGTTACTATCCGGTCACCGAAAGATTTCGCCACGATACCGAACGCCAGCATGTCACCCACCGCGGCGCCAGCCTGTTCTTTCTTCCAGAAACGATAACTTTCGATCCGGTAGTAAAGACGGATGATGCCGTGAGCGAACGCCATCACATCAGCGCGCGTGCCGCCAAGTAGCCCGGCGTTAAGCATCACATCGTTGCGGTGCTGTTCGATGAATTCCTGATAGATGCGCTCAGGATGATTCTGTTTTGCCCAGGCGTCAGCGTATGTTTTCGGTTCTGAACCGACATAAACCTTACCGGGGTCCATTTCATCCCACGGCGAGCGAAGCATTTCGACATCGGTACCGTCGGTACACCAGACAAACCGGTATTCAGGGTGTTCTCGCAGATGCTGCCAGATGTGCAGCCAGCGTCGGAAGTAGACATTCATCTGCACGTCAGCAACAGGGCACAACTCAACCTCTGCCGGTGCCGAATGCAGTTCATCCACCAGCGCGATACGTCCACAATTCAGAAGTGATGAGGCCCATTTAGCCAGCATGTCAGGCTCGGCCGTCAGTTTGGTACCGCGCTGAGGGTCAGGCTGGCTGGTGAGCAGCGTTGTGATAACCACGTCGCGCTGCTGTCGATACTCAACGTACCCAGTAAACCCGGCATCACGCCGTTCGTTGTGGATCTTCACGTTACGTTCCACCAGCGCCTGTCGGTCTGGCTTCGGTACCGAACGCTCCACGGCCTCATGCTCATCGAGAGAATGAATCAGATTTTCTGAACCGACGACATCTGCGTAAGCCCACGTCGTGAGGCCAGCATTATGAATCCGCAGGGCGAGGTCGCTGTGTTCGTACATACCGCGGCCGTATACAGGATCGAATCCGCCAACCTTCTCGATAGCGCTGCGGTGATAGTAAAGCATGACTCCGCGCTGCCCGGTGTAAGCAACATGCTTATCATCACGGTACAGTACCGCCATGTCGTTCAGCTTATTGCGCCCGGCCAGATCCAGAAACTGGTAAGCAAGATGGGGTTCTGGTGATTCGATGTAGGGAAGATGCCAGCCATCTGCAATGGGCCAGGCATCATCATCCCACAGGAAAAGATGTTCACACCCGGCATCCATCAGCGCAGATAAGCTGGCGTTCTTCGAGGCAACAATACCCATAGAAGTTTCATGCCGGAGCAGCTGCACGCCATCGGGAACTACTGCAGCAGGATTGGAACCATCATCGATGACAACCACCAGCTCGCCGGCGGGCAGATGTTTAATGTGCTGCTCAATGGCGCGCTTTAATACGTCTGGCCGGTTGTGGGTAGTAATGGCAATTCCAATCCGTGACGCTGAAGCGCTGGCAGGCACAAACGGGACACCATCAATAGTGACCTGCATAATTTCTCCATCGGGGATTATTGGCGCTTAATGGTGACTTTTCCGTAAAGCGTCTGTCGCTTCACTTCACCGTATTCTGCCGTAATGTAGCCACGCTCATCGGGAACCGCAGCGATTATTTCTCCCTTCTCATCATCAGCTGTAAAGACGTGTTTAACTTCTACGCCATCAAGAAAGACTGCGTATCGCTCTATTGCTGGATTTATCTTCCTTCCGGGATCATCATCAAGTACTGTCAGGCGCATATTGCCCCCATGAGTGATAAGTAACGCATTATCACAGGCACTCAGTGAATGCCTGCTGTAATGCCTTAGCTCGCCTGCTCTGCGATGGTATCAAACAGCGTCAGCGCTTCAGTAGACTCCTGAATTGCTTTCATGGCCTTAGCCACGTAGGTGTTCTCACTCGTGACACGGTTGTATTGCTGGACGAACATTTGATACTTGAGATCGTCGTCCTGTACGAATTGAATGGCTTCTTTCGCTGCGGCTGTGTCATAGCCCAGCATTGCAAGCAAGTTCATTCGAATCTGTTGAGCTGAAGTGATCTCTGCCATGTGTTACCTCTGTGCGATGTGGGGAGCATTATCGAAGCCACTCGGCGAATGGCTCCTGTAATATCCTCACGTGGGGATGAAGGCTGGTTTATCCCTTAGTGGGGTTAACAGTCAGCATCTGGCCGGGCAACTGCGCGGCATGCCCACATACAGGCTTCCTGCATTTTGGTGCGCGCAATGGCGAGACAACGCAGCGCTTCAGCACGCTCGATAGCCTCCTGAGAGTTGACCTCTACAACCTCCAGAGAAAGGTGAGTACGTTCGATATCAAGCTTCTCGCAAAAATCACGGCTAATTTCTTTCAGCTCATTCATTTGCGCGATATCGTCAGCGGTAAGGGTCCGATAACCCTTTACGGTGGTGCCGTCCTGCGGTTTTGCTTCACTCATTTCGTAGCCTTTTCGGTTGATTGCGGGCAGTTCGCCTGCACTGCTTTGTTGTGCGCCAGAATATCGCGCTTGGTCTGCTTATCCAGCACGTCGATATCGTGGTCAGTCAGGTAGATGATCCGCACCCAGCTGCAGGCCGTATCAACGACTACCGGGGCGGGTAAATCTTTCGCGCAGCTCGCGATCAACATCGTCATCGCCCATACGCTTAACGTCTTCCTGTACATCACTGGCCCCTTTCACAACTTCCGCCTTACGTTCTGCCGTGGCGACGATGGCGGCGGCGTTCTCTTCGCTGCGCTGCTGCTCGGCCTTTGATTCAGCTTTACTGGTCCCGCGAGCGTGGCCAATACCGAAAGCGGCAGCGATAGCGCCCAGGATGACGACCACCAGCCCAGCAATAATTTCGAAGCTCATTGCTGCGGCTCCTTCAGTTCGTCGGCCTTATCTTTCAATGCCGGCTGGCGCACATATTGCGAAAGCACCGCCAGCACCACCAGCGCAGGGCTAATCAACGCAACGATGTTTGGCGGCAGGATATTTTTGATATCCGGCGGCAGCATCGCCCAGGCGTGCAGCGCAGCATCCGGGAACGACTGAGCCCATACACCAACCAGCGCGCCGATAGCTCCCAGCTTTACAGACCACGTTTTCAGCAGCAGGCTGGCATGGCCTACGAACTCCAGCCGGGTATATTTGCGCAGAAGTAACAGAACGAGCACAGCCACCAGCACGAGCAAAGCGAAAATGATCATCTTCACAGGACACGCTCCTTAACCCAGCCGTAGAGAAAATCCTCGTTGGCTTCGCGGCCCTCCGCCAGTTCGAGATATCTGGCGCCCTGGCTGCAGTTCAGTGCTCTCAGCAGCACCTGCTCGCCTTCTTTCCCGCGGGCAGAAAGATACCCCTTCAGAGCGGTGATAGTTCGGGGTCCAATCACGCCATCCGGGATAAGGTCGGGATAAAGCTTCCCACGCATATTCATTGCCGTCAGCCAGCGCTGAAAGAACTTACTGGCGACGCTGGGCCCCATGTTCACGCCAGTGTCGCAAAGCTCATCCGCCAGTAACGTAGATAGAGCTGCCACCTGGTCAAAACGGGGTCCGGTCCAGTAATCGCTCTGCAGGATTTGCTTTGCTGTTTCCCTGGGCAGGTTTCGCATATCACCGGTGTAGCCATGTGCGCGAGCTGTGGTTTGCGTGACGCCCCAGCGGGTTGGCCCGCCTTTATCAGAGGGATGATCGACATAACCACCCTCTTTTCCGAGGATCCCCTCGATAATCTGGTCTGCTGTCATTGTGCTTTCACTCCGGTGATTCGTTCCCAGAAATACGTGAGTGCTACGGAACCCATAGCACCACTGATACCGGCAGTGGCCAGTATCATGTAAATACTCAGGCCACCTTCAATGCTGATGAGCCCACCAATGACCCCGGTAAAAGCCGAAACCACAATCTGCGCAAATGCATTTATCCAGCTCCATTTTGCTTTGCCCTGCTTCACATCCATCAGGAATCGGACAAGGCCGCCCCAGCCAGCAATGATCAGCAGAGCCAGCCAGGTGATTCCGGCCATGCTTTCTTTGTCTTGCATATGCTTTGCCATAGGTTCACCTCCGGGTTAACGGGGTGCTGTGTGAATAAAGTGGCAGGCCCATCGGGCTGATTTGGCGACAAGCCTTAAAAGGAGTCATCCGTGGGCCTGAAATGAAAAAGGCCACGCAATAGCGCAGCCCAGAAAAGAAAAACCCCGCCATATAGGCAGGGCTTCATTGATTGATTTCGTACGGGCGTTATATCCCACGATTGAAAGCATACAGGACACTTTTATGCAAAGTCAACATTAACGTTCAAAAAAATGTCGCCATTTGCTCCGATCAGCTTAGTAAGTTGTTGCCTTCTCGAATTCTACAGCCGCTTGTCGCTCACCCTGACGCAGCATGTCAACCAGCCCCTCATAGAACGGTTTCCAGTTGCGTGACCACGAAGACTGATGGAGATCCGGGAGACGCTTCAGAATGGCGCGGTGAACCGTCGCTGAGGGTACAACAGAGAAGCCATTTCCAGAGCAGCGCTCACATGTTTTGAAAACCGGTGCGCCAAGTTCTTTGGTCGCTTTGCGATCTAACACCTCCCCTTTACCACCACACCTGCATCGCGCATGGATCACTTTCTTTCCTCCACACACTCCACAGACCCTTTTCACCAGTTCATTTCTAATCTTTGGGGCCTTCACCTCGACACCGTCTGCATCGAAAATACCAGGGTGCTTAATTACATCTTCATGGCTGGAAATAAAGCCGGTTCCGCTGCAACTGTGACACGTTGCGCTGGTGGCCGCCGAACGTGAGTACTCCGCAAAGGCAAATTGTGCCAGCGTCAACATGCAGGCGCCGAGCTTGTCACCGGCGGCTTTGCGGACATTTTTAGGAGCGTTTTTGATGGCAAACTGCGCCAGCGCCTGAATTGCAAGCTGTTCATCCGTTTTGCTGATACCAGCCTTTCCGAAGAAAGCGGCCAGGCCGAAGCGTGCCCTGCTGCTGGTCACACCGATCCCGGTCATAATGTCTGTGCCATTCAGGCGATTCGGCGATGTGCTTTTCACGTCGTCGCTGATATGCATCCCCTGCGGGCTGAAATGCTTTAACGATGCTTCCAGTTTCATGCGGCCACTTCTCCGATATCAGAAATTAAAATTTGTCCGGATTCACCCCAGACTTTTGTTACACGAAAGTCCCAGATATGTGCGTCATCAGTAAACAGAGCATCCATCAGCGCTTTGATCATGTTATCGGCGTCTGGTTTCTGCTGGTGTGCCTGTCCGTTCATCGTTACTCGCTTCTTCTGGCTCCAGCTCTTTGGCATGGGAACCACGAAGGTTATGTGTCCGCCCTGCTCCGGCATAGCAACGTTCTTCAGACGGACCTCATCGCAGAATGCCCGGTAGCGCATGACCACTTCCCGCTGTTTCCATTTGTCTGCCCGGGTCATCCTCGGCTTGCCCATTGGTGTAATGTTAAAAATCTTCATGGCCAACCCGGCTCCCTTTCGTGTAACGGCGTTGATGTGCCTTTGGTTGCGGCGTTGAGCGTTGGCGAGCTTCCTCCTGATCAATTGGCAGGAAATGACCGTTGTAGAATCGACGATAGATGGTCCCCAGCTCTCCATTACGCTGTTTTGTCACGTTGATTTCGGCAATACCCTTTGCTGGCGATTCAGGGTTATAAACCTCATCTCGGTACAACATCAGGATCAAGTCAGCATCAGCCTCAATTTCCCCCGAGTTTTTCATATCGGAGTTCATTGGCCGCTTATTGGGTCTGGATTCGACACCGCGCGATAGCTGGCTCAGCGCAAGGACGGGGGTTTTATTTGATTTAGCCAGGTTTTTAAGCCCCTTGGATACTTCGCCAACGGCCAGATCGTACCGCGCAGCACTCTGAATTTTGATAAGCGCCAGATAGTCGATGACCACCAGCGCGATTTCCGGATGCGCTATCTGGTAGCGCGTGGCGGTTTGCTGTATCTGGTCGATAGTCAGCCCCGTGGCGTCAGTGATCCAGATATTGCGGGTTGCCATGCGTTCCATGCCGTTAAAGAACCGCGCCCAGTCCTCGTCCTCGAATTTATCCACGGCTTTCAGGCGAGACATCGACATCCCGCCTGCAGCGGAAACCATGCGCTTGGTGATCTGCGTGTCTGACATCTCCATACTGAAAAACAGCACGCCATGGCCCTGAGCGGAAACCTTGTCGATGATATCCAGTGCCAGTTCGGTTTTACCCATCGATGGCCGCGCGGCAATAAACACCAGATCTGTCGATTCAATGCCGCCAGTCTTAGCATCAAGCTCCTCAATGCCAGTGAGTAGGCACCTGGTCTCTTCTTTCCCCTGGCTCCGCGATTCAACTTCGTCCGCCACTGCGGTGAGCAGTTCGGAGATGTGAATGGGCTGGATGGTATCTGCTGAAATGTCGATCGCCGATACAGTCAGCTTCGCAGCTTCAAGGGCGGCCAGGGCTGATTCTCCGTTGCTCGCGCTCCTGATTTGCTCCAGCACTTTTTCCAGTGCTGCTTCGGCATCACGTACACCGGCATTGCGCCGCAGCACATCAACGTAAGATAACAACGCGGATTTCGCCCAGCTGACACAGGTGGCTGCCAGAATTGTGGTTTGAAGCGCCGGCAGCGATTCGCACAGCAGCAGTGGATCAATCACGCCTCCACTACGAGCCTGTCGGCAAATACCAGTGTAAATATCCCGATACTGGCGAACTGAGAAGGTGCTTGCAGGCAACCGGGAGAGAACATCCAGCACCTCAGGATCAGCTCCGCGCAAAAACAATGCACCGATGACCGCCTCTTCAAGTTCGTCGTTACGCCAGACTGGTGTCATGCATGCCCCCCGTTATTACCACGAAAACTCGTCCAGTTAAAAACCAAGTAGTTGCGTCCACCATCAGTAACCCGGTCAAAAATGCGGTCGCTGATAAACTCTTTCAGTTGCTCACACGGCAGGTTGGTAATCAGGATCGTTGGCAGAACACTTTCATAGCGGGCGTTAATGATCTCATGCAGGATTGTCATCTCTGCCGGGCTACCAAACTGCACGCCAACCTCGTCGATAATTAGCAGGTCCAGAGATGAGTAGTGGTCCAGCACGCTCTCTTCGGTCACGTCTGCATTGTGGCGCCAGGTACTTTTCACGGTGCGGGTCAGGCGCATAACGTCTGTGATTTCAACTCTGGCGAGGTGGTTACGAATGATGTTTTTTGCCAGTGATACTGCCAGATGGTTTTTCCCCGTCCCGCAGCTGCCTGTCAGCACGAGGCTTTTCCCAGCCTCCAGAACTGCTGGCCAGTTTTTTGCGTAGCGCTTGCAGGCTGCGAGGTTGCGTGAGGCTTCAGGATTGATCTCCAGGTAATTTTCAAATTCGCAATCACCAAAGCGTCGAGTGATGCCGGCATCGTCCAACAAGCTGCCAACGCGAAGTTCTCTCAGTCCAGACTCAACGCTTGCCTGCTCTGACCGGATGCACGCAGGGCAGCGAGAATGTTTGAATATCTCTCCACCGCGAAAATCCTTACCCACCAGGGTGAATCGCTCGTAGTCTCCATGCTCCGGACATGAAGCCATGCTGGTATATTTCGAGTTCCATCCCCCGAAACCCCAGGGTAATGTATGCTCTTCGGCGAAAGTGAGTTCATCACCTAGTTTTGCCTGCTGCGCCATCAGGTCTTCACGCTCTTTGAGCTGATTCAAATTCAACATATCCACCTCAATCAAAAATTCAGGTTCTCACCAGATTCGCCAAAATCGTCGGACATGCGCCCCAGTCCAGACAGGCGGGCAATAGTGCCGTTGTGCCCACCGCCGGGAGCGGATGGCGCCTGCCAGGATTCTTCGAAATGGCGATCTGGCCCAAAGAACGACGCGGCCTGCTTCACGTACTGGGTTCCAGCACTGCCGGTTGCCCGAGCATAGGCTGCGTAGCGTTTAACACCCGCCAGCATGACCTCAGGTTTAACCCCGTCTTTCATGCGGGCATTCCAGGCTTTGAAGGCGGCAGCCTTGGAATTACCACCAGCGCGTTTTGGGTATGCCTGCCAGGCTTTCTCAAACTCAGGGGAATAATCCTGTTTTGCAGAACGAGTCGGTGCAGAGGCGATAGCCGAAGCACCAGTATGTTTTATAGGTTCATTGACTGGTTCATTGACTGGTTCAAAAGAGTGACTGATTCTGGGTGCAGCTCCTGCACTACCCCCTGGTGAATCCCCTGCACCAAGTAGTGAATCTGTTGCACCAGGTAGTGAACGATTTGCACTACCCCCTGGTGAATCTCTTGCACTACGTAAATTGAGCTGATAAACGTTGCTGGAATTCCCCTTTGGCCCTGTCCGTAGCTCTTTTTTTATCAGGCCGCATTCACAAAGCGCTTGGATGTGATTCATCACCGAACGCTTGCTAATTTCACACTGGTCAGCGATGTGCTGGTAACTAGGCCAGCACTCCCCGAGATCACTGGCGTTATCCGCCAGCTTAAGAAGAACCAATTTGCGCAAAGGGTTTCCAACCTTAATTTTCATAGCCTGAACCATCAGATCCATGCTCATACCAAAACCCTCGTGAAGTACTGTTGAAACTTCCAGACTGGCTGCATACATTCATGCGGATAACCCGGTCTGGTGAAATAAACCTGCTGCTTTTCGCGATCCCACCCAGTGACGTGCACGACAATACCCCGAGGATCGTGATACAGCCTGTCCAGCGCCTTAATACCGCCCGTTTCTGTAAACATTCAGCTCACCAGCGCTTGATTTGTAATCGGATTATCTGGTGTCACTTCATGCCTCGCCTGCATTGTCGAGCCATGTCACTCACCTTGCGTTGGGTGCGGGAATAGCTCGGGCAGGTCAGGTCTGATTTCATAGGCCGCTACTTGGCCATTAGCAGCAGCCACAATTTTCAATACATGCTCTGCCTTAACTCTTTTCCCGTGGCGCCATTTCCATACCGTTGCTTGGGACACACCACATTGTTTTGCAAGCGCATCCTGGCTTCCTGTACATCTGATTGCTTTATCAATAGGCTCAGAAATCATAAAACCCCCTTAGTAATTGATTATTACTTTAGCGATTGAATGGGTAAACCTCAAGGCTAATAATTACTTTTTGACTTATCGCGTTCAGTGAGTTAAGTTTTTAACAACTTTTGGAGTAGCCAACATGTCGAAAACAACGTTTGCTGAAAGATTGGTTGAATCAATGAAGGCAGCAGGCTTTACCCAAGCTTCCCTTGCTGCCGCTGTAGGAATGTCGCAATCCAGTATCTGGAAACTAACTTCTGGCGCGGCCTCAGGCTCACGGAAAACTGTAGAATTAGCTAAAGCACTACATGTCAGGCCTGAATGGCTCGCCTCAGGTGAGCTGCCCGTGAATGATAATGAATCCAATGATCTCCCAACCGTCTACAGGCAACAAAGACCTGTTGATCCTGGGATTTACAGAGTCGATTTGCTTGATGTTCAAGTGAGTGCTGGTCCCGGAGTATACCTATCTTCTGAGTTCATCGAGACAGTGCAAGCAATTGAATTCACAGAAGAATATGCAAGAAGCATGTTTGGAAGTCGTCCAGCATCATCTATCAAGGTGATCACCGTGCGTGGTGATAGCATGGAAGGTACGATTGATCCAGGTGATTACATCTTCGTGGATACATCAGTAAATCACTTTGAAGGTGATGGTATTTATGTTTTCGTGTTTGGCAAAACGATTCATATCAAACGCCTGCAAATGCAGAAGAATAGCCTTGTCGTTCTGTCAGATAACAAGCTCTACAGCCCTTGGGAAATAGACGCATGTGATGAAGATCAGTTTCACGTTTTAGCTAAAGTGCTGGTCAAACAGTCGGCAGCCTTTAAACGATTCGCATAACTCTCAACATAGAAGAACGACCGCTTAGGCGGTCTTTTTTTTGCTTACTAAACAATAAAATACCTAAGAGATAAAAAATAAATTACTTTAGTCATTGACTATCGCAAAGATCCGATCCATCCTAATTACAACTTAAGTAATTCAACGGAGCGATTATCATGACAACTAAAAACTTCATTCAATTAGTAGATATTCCAGACTACCGTTTTGATAAGCGTGCGACTGATATCGATTATGATGGTATCGCGGTCGACTGCGACTCTAAAACAATTTCAATATTAAGTGCAATAAATCATATCAGCCTTAATGTTTTCTCTCTTGTGGAAGAGAGCCAAGTTGATAAAGAAAAAATAACTAACCTTTCCTGTATTATTGCTGACCTTGCAGAACTGGCAATTGCCACAAATAAAATCGCTCAATCTGCATCATACCTTTCTGGTTTAAAAGGTGGCAATGATGGCGCATGAAATTTCATTAGAGCAGGCGGCAGAGAAAGCTCATCAGGCGGAGATAATTTGCCGCATGATGGAGGTATACCCTAATAAAATGGATTGTACCGAAATTGAGGCATTATCTTCGCTGCTGAGAACTCTTACTGGTGATGTATGTGCATGGCTTATCGAAGAGCAGGCAATAAAAAATAATAAGTAAAACAACACTTAACTATTTAATTCCAGATTAATTTCTGCGGGAATTCACATTCATTATTCAGGAGAGCACTGTGAAAAATAAAGATGCCTTTAAGACAGCAAAAATGATGTGTAGTGCAGGCTACTGGGATATCGCAATTTTATTTTTAAAAAAAGCTTATGGGAGATAATCATGGATATGCAGCGCCGCCAAGATATTCAGTGCGTCACCATTAAGGCTGAACAACTTAACTTCCTTATGCAGACAATTTTCACACATCACAAGGACTTTGACTGCCATCAACTTGATGGGGTTTTAGGTCTTGCATATGACCTTGCTGGCGAGGTCTATTCATGGATGGAAAAAGAGGAAAAGATTGTACAGCAAAATGAAGAACACAAAAGAAGGGGTAATTAGATGAGTAACTTAATTACTACCTATCGCCGCCGAATTTTAAAAGCAGCCTTGTTACGCCACCAGCGAAAGACTGGGAGTAGCTTACTTGTCATTAAGCTTAACAAGGGTGGGATTAGTACTATCGAATTAACTGAGATTCTTCTTGATGGATTGTTGCGGAAATTCGAGCGACTGGCGCTCGGTGAATACGGAAATGTGGAAGGTGTGAAAGCTCTTAAGGGAATTTACAGCAACTCTGTTGATGTTAATGGCAGCGGCGAATTCCTCACAGAAAGCGGGAAAGAGTTAATCGACGAGCTTATTTCTGAACTGGTGGAGTTCGTCAAAAAGCAGAAACCAGTTACTGCGGAGTCCGGCAATGAATAACCAGCAAACAATGCTCTATCAGGGTGTGCTGATCCCCCGCCCCGTGTTGAACGTGGATCTGCATGTCCTCCCTGATTTTACCGGGCGGGTAGTCGTGCACATCGAGAACGGGAGGGTGATATGCGACCGCCAGCTGTTCGACGACGAGCACATTTGCACACTGGCCACGTTTATCGAAATGGCGAGAGAAATGGAGCTGAGATTTGAGGAGGTAGCTGGTGGCACTGACAGCGATACGAATTCCTGAGAGGGTTCACCTGCAGGCGCTGCAGGTCCTGCTGCGGTATCGGCGCCGGCGGATATTCCCGCGGCGAATGCGCCGCACCGGCTACCTCAGCCTGAAGGTTAACCCACGCTGGCGCCTGTTATCGAAAGACGATGGCCGGAACTGGGAAGTTATGAGTCATGAAACCTATAACCGGGAGAAAGACAAATGATTGACAACAGAACTGTCAGCGCCATTGACCTAGCGTTGCAAAGCACCCAACGCCAGTTGGTGATCTGTTCGCCGCGATCCGCCACGGACGCATGAAGCGGTGCTTCAGCCGGGATACCGCAATTCGTTACCTGGCGTTCTTCATGACCTCCCGAGCTTTTGGGCGTTCTGGTTTCAAGCAGCGTTATCCGGACGTGCAGGTAATTCATCCACTGAATCCAGAACTGAGTAGCTGGCAACGTGGCGCCGTGACCACTGAGTATTTCAACGCCCACCAGCGCACCGTTCGCCGGCTGCGTCGCATCCTCGCCCGCAAAAGAGAAATGCAAAAGTGGTGCAAAAAGTGGGATGCCATGCACGACCGCTACGTGAAAGAGCGCGAAGAACTACAGGCCTGTAAGCCTGGAGGGCTGAGTCGATGATTGCTTACTTACGCATTGTTCTATCGGTGGTGATTGTCGCCAGCGTTTATGGGCTGTTCGTTCCGATCCTCATTTCGATGAAGGACACGACAGCAGTTATATCCGGTTTTGCCCTGGCGATTCTGACCCCGCCGTGCATCTACGCCATTTGTAAGGGTCTTGTGCTTACCGTAACGAAGGAAAAGAAATGAAAAAAGCAATTATGGCTTCAATTATCGCACTCTCTGCCATCGGCCTTGTTGGTTGCGATCGAGTTGAGCCCGGCAACGTGGGTATCAAGGTGAATAAGTTGGGCGACGATAAAGGCGTTGGTGAAGTCGTCGGAGTCGGCCGCTACTGGACCGGCTGGAATACCGAGGTTTATATCTTTCCGACCTTCAAGCAGATGAAAACGTATGAAGACGCTTTCAACTTCCAGATGAGCGATGGCACCACCATCGGCTACCACATCGGGGTCGCGTACAAGGTTGATCCGACCAAAGTTACAACCGTTTTCCAGACCTACCGTAAAGGCGTGGACGACATCACCGACACCGACCTGCGGCAGAAGATTGCTGACGCCCTTAATCGTCTCGCAAGTCGGATGAGCACCGATAAATTCATTGACGGCGGGAAAGCTGAGCTGCTTGAAAACGCACTGAAAGAGATCCAGTCCGATATGGGGCCGGTTGGTATCCAGGTGATCAGCCTTTCTTACGTTGGCCGTCCGGAATACCCGCCGACAGTGATCGAAAGCATCAACGCCAAAGTTACGGCCAACCAGAAGACGCTGCAGCGCGAGCAGGAAGTTAAACAACGTGAAGCTGAAGCCAACATGTTACGAGCCGAAGCCGATGGCCAGGCGGATGCAAAGCTGAAATTGGCTGAAGCAGAAGCAAAGTCTATCCAGATCCGTGGGCAGGCCTTGCGTGAGAACCCTGAGGTACTGCAACTGGAGGCCATCAACAAATGGAATGGAACCCTGCCCCAGTACATGACCAGCGGAACAAACACCCCTTTTATCCAGGTTAAATGATCCACCAGCCCGGCGACAAGCCGGGCACATATGAGAGGTTCGCAATGCTTCAGAACATGCTTAACCCGGAACCAACCTCAACAGGGATCCGGTCTGGAAACCGGGTGATTGGCTACTCCGCTGCTATTTGCCTGCTGGATAACGGTCGCTATGACAAACACCTTGCCGATGGAATGGAAATTCTGGCCTGCATCATGGAAGCGGTAGAAAGCAACTGGATCACGCTCAATATCGAAAAAGAGTTGATCCTCTGGCGCTGGTTACTGGCTGCCGTGTTCATCACTGAGGAGCTGGAGAAAAACGGAACTGTCGACGTTCCGAATGATACTGGCGGTGTTGATACTGCTGTTATCTATTCCAGCAAGCATGGCGCCATTAGCGTCTATCCGGGACCTGAACGCTTTGCACTCGCCAACCATATTGAGCTGGGGGCAATCGAGAAATATGGGCCAGAGGTTGGCCAGCAGCTGGCGCTGCGGATGTATCAGGACATGGTTATTGCTGACGAAGAATTTGGGTTCAGGTTATCAGCACTTGGTCGGGAGGGGCTTAACCTCCTCCATGACAGCTTTATCGAACACATCCAGATCGAAGGTGTGCCAGAAGCACCGATTATGCATTGAGGGGAATGATGATGAATAACTTGATCACTAACAAACCATCCATGACCAGCCTTGAGATCGCCGAGCTGGTAGAAAAACGACACGACAACGTGAAACGTACGATTGAAACCCTGATTATGCGTGGCGTTATTACTTCTCCTCAAATTGAGGAAAAGCCTACTGCCGGGCGCCCCACAACAATTTACGTTTTTGAAAGTGAAGAAGGGAAGCGTGACAGCATCATTGTGGTCGCGCAACTCAGCCCCGAGTTTACCGCCAGACTGGTAGATCGCTGGAAAGAGCTGGAAGAAGAACGCTCCCGGCCAAAATCGCAGGCAGAGCTGATCGCTGAAATGGCCCTGCTGAATGTTGAGCAAGAGCGACGCCTCTACCAGGTTGAAGAACAGGTGGAAACCGTAGTCGAAGCTGTCGAAAACATTAAGCGTGGAAATATGCGGGCCGGGTATGTCGGTTATCGCCAAGTAGTCGCAAAAAGCGGCATGACCGATGCCAAGTGTCGAAACCTTGTTAACGCATACCGTATCCCAACCGATACACACGAATTCATGACGCCTGATGGTTTGCTGTCTCGCCGGGCGATCGTGGAGTTTGAACCTTTTATGAAAGCATTCCGCCAAATGATGGCAGAAGCAGAACCACGCGGGACCCGTTGGTATCACCCGAAAATGGGACTCTTTCAGGCTATCGGATGGGAAGATAAAGCATGATCATACCTTCAAAGCTGATCAGAGCCGCTCTGGTGTGCGTTGCAAAAAATGATGCCCGCTACTATCTGTGCGGAGTCCATATCACCCCGAAATACATTGAGGGAACCAACGGTCATGTAGCACTGCGTATGCAGCATGGAATCAGGACGAAGAAAAATATCATCGTCCAGTTTGAAGGCTGCGTGCCAGTCAAGGCGGAAACAACGGAGCTGATCTTCAATAAGGAGCCGATCGCAATTCATCGTGACCAGCACCAGAATCGCCTGTCCATTACTGGCATTAAGCTACTGAGTGGACGCTTCCCTGACTTGGAGCGCGTCATCCCGAAAACACGGGACTTTAGGGTTAGCCCAGCTATCCAGGCGGAATACCTGAGCTATCCGGCAAAGATTTTTGGACGTGAAGAAAAGTTTGTCCCTGTTCAGCTTCGTCCATCAGGTGAGTTCGACGCAGTACGGTTCCAATTTAATGAGCATATCAACCGCATGTACGGAAACCCTGAGCTGGTCGTTATGCCTTGCCGTGATAATTATTTTAAGGGGGAGAACCGTCAACCATGAAAATCGAATTTAACGATCAAGGATCGGTTTCAGTTATTACGGTAACCAGCACTGTCTTTGAGTTCCGCCGGCACAACCGGGCGGTTGATGTAGCGTTGCTTCTCACGACTGAAATGACCAGCCAGAGAAGCGGTTTTTTCATTATGAAAACGCTCTTAAGCGGAAAGACACATCACGCGCTGCGGGCCTATAAACATCTGATCAGGGAGGCTAAGCGATGAGTAATATCACTGATCTGGCGCAGCGTGTGCGCCATTGGGCTGACATGGCCGCACTGACAAGTGAGCGCACGTCTTGCTTGAGCGTAGAACAACTGGAAGAAATCGCTAATACGCTGGAGTCCATCGCCTCCACCGTTGGCCGAGGTGAGGTATTGGTTACTGTGGCCGGTTTTACTGGCTGTGGTAAGAGCGCGATTGCTGGCGAAATTGAGATTGCCTTGAAGGCTATCGGGGTGCCAGTAAAGTGGGTTAATGGTGATGCCGAAAAACGGATGACTGGAGCCGACTGGCTAACTGCTATCGAGATGTATAAGCCCACCGTGCGAATTGCTGAGGTAAATATTCCTCGCGCCGCAGACATCAAGGTCGAGGCGAAGTGATGGACTGGCCTACAGCGTTTTGCACCGTCGGTTGTGCTTTCGCCATTGCCTGGTTCTTAAGGTGTTAGCGACATGAAAAGAGAATTTGAATTGTGGCGCCACTGTCGTGGCCTGATTGTGGTATGAGGTGAAGATGAACACGATGTTTTTGTTAATGGCCGAATACGGGTCTGCTACGGTTCCGCTCAGCCAGGTATGTGAAAAGTATTTTGGGCTGAAACCGGCAACAGCGGAAAAACGCGCTGCGATGGGCGAGATCCCCATTCCAACTTTCCGAGCCGCAGAAAGCCAAAAAGCACCGCGCATGATCCACATTCAAGACCTTGCGAATCACATTGATGCGCAGTTGAAGAAAGGCCGGGACCTCCTGGAAAAGATGAAAAGCGATCATTAGTGACACTGTAACTCAATTCCGGATGCCGCACATTATGTAGCATCCGGTTTTATTTTTGCATCACTCGGCATCCCAATAGAACCCCAAAACAACACATCCTATTGTTTTAATTATTTATTCCATTCATGTTCAACTGGAGCAACATGGGCAAGTTTATGGCCGTCGGGCTGACGGATCTGCTGGAGAGTTCAGGCATGAACGGTGTTCCGGCGTTTGTCGGTCTTGCGCTGCTGTCGGCTTTTCTGTGTATGTTTATCGCCAGCGGCTCGGCCATCTGGTCGATTCTGGCGCCGATCTTCGTGCCAATGTTTATGCTGTTGGGCTTTCACCCGGCGTTTGCGCAGATCCTGTTTCGTATCGCTGATTCATCGGTGCTGCCGCTGGCGCCGGTGTCACCGTTTGTGCCGTTGTTTCTCGGCTTTCTACAGCGCTACCGGCCGGATGCCCGCCTCGGCACCTACTACTCGCTGGTGCTCCCTTACCCGCTGATTTTTCTCGCCGTCTGGCTGCTGTTGCTGGTGGGCTGGTATCTGGTGGGACTGCCGATCGGCCCTGGCATCTATCCGCGGCTGTCTTAA